GTTCAAGAATAAAAAATTAACGGATGTGGGCGTAACCCTATTTGACTTAGCGTAGCCTTGCCTAATATTTATATATTAACGTGTTTTAGCAATATCTCTCAACTTTTGCCAAGTTTCTTTTCCATATGTTTTAAAAATACGACCCTGTTCAGTAATATCTTCACTATTTTTCAAAAATGGTTTTAACATATCTTCTGAAAAATTATCAGATGATGGTCTTGAAATTGGAGCACCACCACCAGATGGGGGTTTGTTTTTTAATAAATATGGCTTTTCTTTTTCAAGTTTATTTTTTACATAGTCTTGTACAGGCAATTGTTCATAACCATCAACAACAACAGGAACACCCTCTTTAATTTGTATTTGATTTTTTGGAACTAAATTATTTAAAACCAACTCAGGGTCATGTGTTATTTCTGATAATGCTTGCATTGCAGGTGCAATAAGTTCAAGCTCTCTGTTTCTAGCTTCTAGTTTTTGTATTCGTTCTTTATCTTCTGCAGATTTATCACGATACTGTTGTTCAAGCTTTTGTGTTGCTTCTGTATATTTCCCTTCACTTTCTAACTGTTCACGTTCATGCTTTTGTTTAAAAGCAAGTAACGCTTCGTAATCTTCTGGAACAGATTTATCTGAAACAGGTTTTTGATTTTTTAATTTACCAATAAGCTCGTAATTTTTTGCTTCGAGTTTTTTTACAGATTCCTTAAGTTGCTCAAGTTCTGCATTGTTTTCTGGTGGCGTAGCCACTTCTTTGTTTTCTTCAGACATAAATTAGTCGTAAACTAAATGTATTATATTATTTATATCACCATTTGACTTTAGCTGCCCAAAAAGCTGCAGACATTTTGCCTCTCGCAATATTTTTTGCATGTCGAGCAATAAATGATTTACGTCTAGCTTTGTCTTTA